ACCTGTGTAGGACTGGTCCACTTAATCCCAACTTTACGTAACTCTTCTTGTGGAGTAAACAAGTCACCCTGAATATGAGACAACACAAAGCACGACAACTCTGGGACGACTTTTACCAGGTTATCTAATTTATCCCTCATACTCAAGGCTTCTTGTTCGCTTGCTTTTGCAATAACTTCCCACTTATCCTTATCAATATTTAAACCATTGTACTCTATATCAGAAAAAGCTAGTACTGCTCTGTTCTCTAGTCTTACTACATTACCAAGTTTAAACTCAGTAATCTTAGGAAGCTGCAGTTTACGTAGCTTACATAAATACTCTACATCTTTGGCACCGTATACTATCTGGTCATCACGATAAGCTTGTCCCGATAACCCTATAAATTGGTTTCTCACTTCTTTATTCAACTCTACATTTAAGTAGCGTTTGCAGAGGTCTTTTAGTCCATAACCTATGTGACGACCACAAGATAGTATTCTCTCAACCAAAAAAGTATCATACACACCATCACACTCTATTCCAGCCCAACGTTTGATAAACTTATAATCAAACTTAGCATTGTGAAATATCTTTGTGATAGCAGGTGATTCTAATATATTTTTTAAAGGCTCTATACTTATGTATCTAGTATCAATAACAAACTGCTGATGTTCATCACCAATCTGAAACATAATCATCTTCTTACATGTAAAGTCAAAACCTTCTGTCTCAGTGTCAACACCAAGTACTTTTTTATTGTAGCAATAGTCTACTACATCTTTAATTGTCCCTAGGCGATACGAATCGCTCAAACTCGTCGTTTGCGTTACGAATGTTATCATTTGTCAGTCCTTTTAAGAATGTGTCTTCAAACTCTAGTAGATACTTAGCATATGTCATAGTAACTTCTTGTCCTTGCCACATTACAGTTTCTCTACCCTCAGAGTATGCTCTCATGTATGCATTTCTAAGGTCTTCCATATAGCCTTCTTGTATAGCTATATATAATTCTTTCATCTTTCCCATTATTTATATGATTCTATCTGGTTAATTTTTTCAGTAAAAAGCTGTGATTCCATAGCTAATAATGTTTCTAACAAAACTCTATGCTTACGTAATATCTCAGTAGCTCCATCTTCCCACTTCTCAAGACTCACAATAGTTCTCTGTACACTATGTATTACAAGAATTATTTCATCTCTAGTTAATTCTAATTTGTCCATATCTAATTAGTTGTGCATAAAAAAGGGAGAACATTACTGCACTCCCTTTCTATGCGTTAATAATAATAATTTGTTTACCTTTTTACGTTTTCTATTATTCTTATTATTGTTAATCTAACTAGTAGATATATTGTAATAATAATAAATAACTTTCCAAACATGTAAACTTGATTCTCTAAAATGAGGTTATAATAAAAACTTATACAATTATGTGAACAAATATACTACAATAATATATATGTAACAAATTATTTACGATTTTATTTGACTTACATCTACAGAGACACCATTAGCGGCGCATTTTTCTACAAACGCCTCTAAATCAGATATATAGAAAGACTCATTTGTTGAAGTTTTTGTTATAGCTTCATATTTTACCTTATCAATAGGCAAAATTGTATGGTCAATCTTTTCGTTGTTTGTTAAAATAACGTCAGTATTAGCGAAGATCAGCTTACCATCGTGTGTACAATAGTCACCGTCTTTACCTCTACGTTTAGCAATGTTATACGCATTGTCTACTTGATATTCATTGTTAGGATATATAGATTCTTCAATGATAACACGAAGTCTCTTACCCAACGCCTTAGGATTTAGATAGTTTAGATTACAAACATCCTGTCCCTTAGCATTAAGAGTCCATTTAAGTTTATCTACATCTAGTCCAAAGTGTTTTAGAATATCTTTCGGATCTGCTGGATACCAAGCACGGCGAATACCGGGCTCATATAACTCATCAGACTCATTAAATAAAGATATTGCGCGATCATCAGTTGACCTTGTGTTTATACGTTCACCAATCTCAACCATAATTTTATCTCTATCTATTCTACGAAAACTCATTAGCAGAGTATCACCTACCTTGAGGTTCTCTGGCTTTACCTTAATCTTCTTCATAATCCTGATACGTAATCATGTTCTTGTTGTGCCTGCACCAATTGTTCAAGTGTAATATCTCTAGAGACACAGTTAGAGCTTATTACAAATATATTCCTGATGGGAACTGAGCATTCCCCCATAAAGTGAAGAGCTTCTCTTTCACAGATAAACTCTTTCTGGTTAGTTACTACTGCGTCTTTCTCAACGCATGTGTGGTCATCGTTATAATCTGACTTATAACGGATTACATAAACTTTGCTCATGATAATAAATGTTAAAAATGTTAAAAATGTAAAAAATGGTAGCCTATAAAGCGGGCTACCTAACGCTTCTTTATTGTATTTACACTAATTGGTTTACCAACCTCTCTAGTTAAGTGAACAACATGCGCATAATCTCTATCCTCTAAAGTGGTAAAGTAATGCAACTCTTGCTCATCATAAGTAGGATGAGGATTAAACTGCCTATCAAAAAGCTCTTGAGCCATGTCTCCTTCAAAAGGACAACCAGCTGCCCAGATAGCTTCTCTCATACTAGTTAATCTTTCAAGATAATATTCATCAGAGAAAATTTTCTGTTCCTCTCGTCTTTTATGAGTGAAGCTACCAAAAGAATCGATTGTTTCATACTCACTTTCCATCGTTGTCCTCCTTTTCTTCAAGTAGTTCATTAACTCTATCTGCTAGTTCACCTTGTGCAACAGCCCATCTATCAAGTTCTCTAATTTCAGACTTGAGTTCACTGAATTCTAAATCAGACATAGCCATTCTCTTTTCAAGTTCTACAACTCTACTGTTAGTACCGTTTAGTCTAGAATTGATTGCATTAATCTTCTGATCATCTCCAGTTGGATAATTCGGATCTTCTGCATTAAAAACTGCTTGTCTATCTTCTTCATCATAATCAAAATCAAACTCCTCATCATCCTTATTGTATTCTTTAAGGTCTTCCCATAACCGATCTGTTTGCTTTTCTAAACGCTTTATCTCTTCTTCAAGAGCCGTATTCTTAGCATTAAGAGATGCTACGAGTTCCAATAATTCTTGTCTTTCCATATTGTTAGTATATAAATTCAACTTCATCTATCATTGACTCTGGTATTAACGCAGAGTATATATCCTCAGTAATTAGAGGATTAGTAAAAGAGTTATAATAGTATAACTTACCACCATGTCTGTAAGTGAGATAATCTACATCACTACACTCAGGGTTCATAAGAGTATACATATATAACCTAACAGTTTCAGGATGATCCATCACCTGTAGTGTGTCACCACATTCTATCTCACTCCAAAATACACCAATTGTAGTTACAGCTGGTATACCTGAAGTGTGAATGTAAGCTTCACATCTCTCAACTTGAATTGGTTCTATGTCCAAGACTTCATCTTCTTTGCTACAAGATGTTAGAGCCAAGCTAAGCACCATTAATAATGATGCAAAGCTTGTAAGTTTATGTAACGCTCTAGTCTTCATAATACCACTTTCTTTGTGAGTAAGTTCTATTCTTTACCGCATCTTTTATAGCTAGTAAGAATAGAGTACATAATATTACAGCACATGCTATAAATAGTGTAACTATAAGTATGTCAAGAGTTCTAAAAACTATTAGTATTAATAAACTAACAGTTAAAAGAGCTGTGCATACCATTCGTAATGCTTCAAGAGTTATCCTCCATCTTTTTAATCCTTGTATACTCATAACTATCTCTTCATTTTGCAGTGTGACTTTACATAGCCATTGCCGGTTAATACTTTAGGTCCTGAGCACGATACAATAGTACCTGCTACTAATAATAATAAGATTAATCTAAATGCTTTCATAATATTTAATTTGGTTAAAAGAAAAAGCAGTTTGTCTTCTTGCTTAGGAATACGTCGAATATCACGACCTTTCTATTGTATTGTGTTATATTATATCATCTGATAAATTAGATACTATGTAAAACTATGGCAAAATAATGTGTGAGAGAGCTGATACACGCGCCCGCATAATACGACCTGTAATAAAAAAAATAAAGGGATACTTTCGTATCCCTATATTATTAAAGTGTAACTCTATTTCTAAAAGTTCCTTCTTGATTTGGATTAGGTGTTGTTGTTACAACAAGATTTTTCTTAGGTGTTACCTTTGAAGCGTCAGACTCAGATATTAAACCTGTATCTTCTATTGTATCTTTACCTAGTTTTGTTGTGAATACACATAAACCTATCTTATACATATTTCCGTTTCTTTCGTATTCTACGATACGGAAACCTTTGAAAGTACCTTTGTGTTGTCCCTCTGGTAGCTTACTACCTACCTGAACAGCAGATTGTGCTGTGGATTTACTCCACGCATCAGAAAATTGTTTTGCGTTTTTACACTCAATTACATTAGCCATAATTTAATAAATTTTATGTTAGTATTAATTTATGCGAACAATAGGGGGTGCCCCAATGCGCGCAAGACCGATAGGCGCTATATTTGAGGAGGCCTACGCTCTCACAAAATTTCCAAAAATTTTTTATATTTGCACAATGACGTTTAAAGAAATACTTAGAAATTGTAAACAAAAGATAATAGATGGCAAGATTAACAACAATAACAAGGACAGAAAACTCGAAAGTAAAAAGACCACAGACACACGCAAAGAGCAAAAGTAGTAAACTAAAGAGCTCTAAGAACTACAAAAAGAAATATAGAGGTCAAGGTAGATAATAATTAAATATTTTTTATAACTTTGCAGACTGAGGCACTCTCACCAGAGTATCACCCCTGAGGATCGAAAGAGCAGTAGGGGGTCAGACGTTGGATTGTAGGTCCTAAATAAGGACTAGAGTTTTCTCCAATAGCCTCACAAAAGAAAGGTATAGAACCTAGTTGGGATAGAATACATATTAGGTACGTGTGGTGAATTAACACCGAGATAATTATCCCTGGGTCTTCTCACAGAAGAAAGCACTGCTAGGTTTAAAGTCCTGACTGAAATTAAAAAAGGCGATAGTCGCTAGGGGGAACCTGTATTCAGACTGCACATATATTTATAATTATGGGAAAATCAAAACCAAAGAATCCTAGCCTGTGGTCACGAGCAAAAGCTTTGGCCAGAAAGAAGTTTAAGGTATATCCATCTGCGTATGCTAATGCGTGGGCTTCTAAATGGTACAAGTCAAAAGGTGGCAAATGGGGAGGATCTGATAACAGAGTAAAAAAGAAAAGAGCTGAGAAGGGCGGATTTGTTATGGAGAAAGGTCCAGCTAAACTAGACTGATCATGGCAAAAGGCGGATTAGGTAAATGGTTCAAGGAACGTTGGATAGACGTAAAGACAGGTAAACCTTGTGGTAGATCTGGTAAGAAAGATAAACGTCGTGGATACCCAGCATGTAGACCATCCAAGGTTGCAGGTAGAATATCTAAAAGAGAAGCAGCTAAGAAAACAGGACCAGGAAGAGTAAATTGGTCAACAACTGCATCTGGTAGAAAAAGAAAAACTACTAGAGCAATGCATGGAGGATATAAGGCCATACCTAAATTAATGAAGTAAATATTTGCTTTTGTAAAGTATTTTGTTATAACTTTGCATTTATAACTTAATATATAGACAATGGCAGATAATTTAAATTTTAAACCTTACGGGAACTGGTTAGTATGTCCAGACCCAACTACCAAGAAAACAAAATCAGGAATCATCTTAGATGATGATACAGCAAAGAAGCTAGCTACTAATATTCTTACAGTATTAGAGGCGGGGCCTTCTTGTGTTATGGCATCTGTGGGAGATGAAGTTATGGTTAATCCTATGGCAGAGGCTATGAAGATGACTATCAATGATGTACCTTGTATCTTAGTTAGTGAACACAACATACTTGGAAAATTTGATAACAACTAAATTTGAAACAGATAATTACGAAGAGTTATTTAAACTAGCCTGGGAGTTTGAAGATAAGCTTACAGTTTTTTGTAAGAACAACAAAGCTAGGTGGGGTATGGAGATACACTTTGGAGCTAAGTTTCATTTTATATATTTATACGTGACAACCGATGAAGATAAAAATTAACGCAGATACAACTTTAAAACGCATAGGGATTTGGAATGGTATATTTAATCTTACAAGAAAAGAACTTGAAGTACTAGCAGCATTAATAGATTCAAAAGATTCTAATATTGTTTCTGCAGATTCAAAAAGAGATGCTGCAAAGATTGTGGGTATTACAGATTTTAATACCTTAAATAATTATGTAAAACGATTGAAGGATAAGAAAGCACTATTGTATAAGAACAAGACATACTCTCTACACCCTTTACTATTAGAAAAAAATAATAATGTACAAATCATTATCACCTCTTAAATTTGTACCATCTTTTTGGCAGAATGAATACAATATGGAGTTTGATTTTATTCAAGACTCTAATGGAGCGGTGGTACTAATAAAAGTTAAATACAATGACACAGAAGAAGAAATTACCTTCAGCATTGACAATGATCAAGAACTTCAGCAAGGAGCTGACTGGTTATGTGGCAAAGGGTATGCCAAACGTCTCATCAGAAGATTATCAGGAAAGAATTGATACTTGTTTTAACTGTGAACATTTTTTAGAAAAATTAAAAAGATGTGGAGCTTGTGGTTGTTTAGTAGAACATAAAGCAAAGTGGAAGACTACAAACTGTCCAAAGAATAAGTGGAAACCTCAGAATGAAAAAATCAACTAAAGAGATAATACAAAAGATTGCTACAAAATATAACTTACCCTTATCTAAGGTAGAAGATATAGTAATGCATCAATTTAAGTATGTGTCAAAAATTATGGAGGAAGGTAACTTTGATCAAGTAAGGTTACCATACTTTGGTAAATTTTCATCAAAGCCAAAACGTAGAGAATATATAACAAAACTAAAGAATGGATCTGATAACGATAGATAATAATGTAGCAATACCTAGTGCATATACTATGACTATTCTAGAGTTTGGAGAACTAGTTAGTAGAGATAAGACTAAAGGTAAGAACAGGGCATCTAAAGAATTAGCATATGTATATTTTATGGAGGATCATAGATCACCATTTGCAGTGTATGGTAAAGATGAAAGACATGGTGAAGTATTAGTCAATGTATTTGGGCCAGAGTCAGAATGGACAGCTGATGCTAAAGTTAAAGCAGCATGCGATGTATACAGAGGATTGATAGAAACATCAGCTGTAAGATTATTAAAAGCAGCAAGAGAATCTGTACGTAAGTTGCAGAAGTATTTTGAGACTGTAGATCTTACTATGATGGATGATAATGGTAAACCAATCTTTCATGCTAAGGACTTGATTGCTAACCTATCTAATATGGGTAAAGTAGTAAATGGTCTTACAGATTTAGAAGATTTAGTTAAAAAACAGGAACAACAGGCAAATTCTAATAGAGGAGGAGTTGTAGTTAACAAATATAGTTCGTAGATTTGAATATGGATTTTTTAGAAGATTTAGAAGCGTATAATAGCTCAATGGAGAATGCGTATAATATTGTCACTAAAAGAATGACTGTAGATGATATTTATGAATTGTTAGATAAACAAGAGATAAAAGAATTCTACTTGCCTTTTGATCCAATACAGAATGATGGTAGAGATGAAGCAACTATAGCTTTACTCATAGATCATTTTACACAATCAGAAGAGTACGAAAAATGTCAGGAACTAGTCAATATAAAACAGAGGTTTTTAGAGGCACACAAGGATTAAGACCCGCAGCTGAACACTTTCTTACACATGGGTATTATACTAATGCTTTGCCAGGAACCAGAACTTATTATGAGTACTGGGATCAGGAGAAAGAAAGATGTTTATATGGCTATGAAGCAGGCGGTATAAAAATTACAGGTTATCATTATTTCTATTTAAACTATTGCCGTATGGAAAGAGCTATAGAAGAGCTTCAACCAGATGGTACAACTCTTAACAGAAGAGAGAATAGTTTCCCATCTTTCTATGATGGAGATTACAAATACTTTCATGCAGTAGATAGAGCAAGAAGAGAGAACAAACATCTCTCAGTATTAAAGGCTAGACGTAAAGGTTATTCGTACAAAGCAGCATCAATGCTTGTTCGTAATTACTATTTTCAACGTGGTAGCAGAGGATACGTATTTGCTAGCCAAAAAGAATATTTGATTGGTGATGGCTTGCTTTCTAAAGCTTGGGACATCATGTCATTTGTAGATGATAATACAGCATGGACACAACCTAGAATACGAGATCGTGAGATGAACAAACAATCTGGGTATAAGAAAAATGTAAATGGTGCACTAGTAGAGTTAGGGATGAAGTCGCAGATTATTGGTGTATCTCTAAAAGATGATCCAGATAAAGTAAGGGGTAAAGCAGGAGATCTAGTATTCTTTGAAGAGGCAGGATCATTTCCAGGACTACTTAAGGCATGGGAAGTAGCTATGCCAACAATGCGTCAGGGTAGTAAGACATTGGGTACTATGATAGCATTTGGTACAGGCGGTGCTGAAGGTTCTGACTTTCATGCCCTAGAAGAATTGTTTTATAGCCCAGATGCGTATGACTGCTTATCATTTGAGAATGTATGGGACGACGGAGCACAGGGTAGTAGATGCGGATACTTTGTACCTATATATGAGAACTTAGATGGATTTATAGATAAGGACGGTAACTCAGATATAAATGGAGCAAAGGAGTATGAGGTAGAGCAGAGAGATAAAAAGAAACTAGCTGCAGATACAAAAACATTTGATCAATATATAGCAGAGCATCCTTGGAATCCAGGAGAGGCTACTCTACAGGTTACAGCTAATTTATTTGATATATCATCTTTGCAGGCTCAGTATAATAATGTAAAAGCAAACAACTTGACATCAAGAGCTATACCAGGTAAGCTATTTTACGGTAAGAATAATGCTATAGAGTTCAAGCCTGAATATACTCTCAAACCTATATTTAAGTTTCCGCATAATAAAGGTGATGATAATGAAGGATGTATAACTATGTGGGAGACACCATACAAAGATAAGACAGGTGTAACTCCTCATAACTTATATATTATTGGGCATGACCCCTATGGGCAAAATAGATCAGCAGACTCTACATCACTTGGATCTGCATACGTACTTAAAAGAGTAAACAATGTATCTCAACCTGATGACATTATTGTAGCTAGTTATGTAGGTAGACCTGCAACTCAAGATGAGTTTAATCGTAATCTATTTATGTTAGCGGACTATTACAATGCTAAGATTGGATTTGAGAACGACAGGGGTGAGGTTATAGCGTATGCAAAAAGACATAGAAAGTTGCATAGGCTTCAACCTGAATTCGAGATGCTAGACAAAAAACAGCTACAATCTAAACGAGTAAAACGTAGCTATGGTATGCATATGACCCAGGCTAGAAAGCAGCAAGGTGAGATATATATAAGAGACTGGCTAAATTCAGCTAGGGGGGTTGAAGATGATGGTAAAGAATTGTTAAATTTGCATAAGATCTATGACCCTGCACTATTGCAAGAGTTAATAAAATTTAATCACAAAGGCAACTTTGACCGGGTCATGTCTTTGATGATTGCTATGTATCACTCTAGGGAGTTATACAACACAGAAATAAAAGATATATATAATGACAGGTCGTCAGATTCATTTTTTGACAGACAATTTTTTTAAGATATGTACGGATCTAATTCACAAATACCTAAACAAAAACTACCTGCTTCAAAGAAAAATAAGAAGTGGTCAGAAGAATGTGTAGATGCTTATATTGCATTATCAAATATAAGTGGATACGGTAACCGCAGAAGTAAACTGCAAAAGTTATATGATTATTATAACGGTCATGTAGAAGAGGAAGACTACAAATACGTAACAAAACCTTATGGAAAATCTCGTGCAAACTTTCCATCTAAAATACGTAACTATCCTATTATAAAACCCATCATAGATCTACTCCTGGGTGAAAAATCTAAACGACCTATAAACTATAACGTTGTAGTTAAAAATGCGGATACTGTATCTCGTAAAGAAGAGGCAAAGAAAGCTGCAGTAAAAGCAGCTATGGAACAAAAGCTAGTCAATATGTTGAATGCTCAAGGTATTGATACAGGACAGCAATCAAGAGAAGTAGAATTACCTGAACATGTAGCTAAACTATTTGATGCATCTTATGTAGATGTTAGAGCTATTATAGGTCAAAATGCTATGAACTATATTATGCAAGATCAAGATGTGTATGATAAGTTACAAAAAGCATGGTTTCATTTCTTAGTATCTGGTGAGTGTTATACGCATAGAGGTGTTAGAAGTAATGAGCCTTTCTATGATATACTAAATCCAATTGATGTAGACTATGATAAAGATCCTGATGTTGACTTTGTAGAAGACGGAGACTGGGCTATAGTTAGAAAGTTTGCTCACGCATCTACAATCATAGATATGTATAGAGAAGAACTAACTGACAAGCAGATTGATAAGTTAGAGAATCCTTCAGAGTTTACAAGAGACTCACATATGACTCAAGGATATTCTTTATATGGACAAGAGCAGTATAGAAGTAGATTGATAGAAGTAAACATAGTTTACTGGAAGTCTATGAAGCGTATTGGATTCTTAACATATGTGAATCCTGCAACAGCAGAAGAAGAGATTGAGATAGTTGCTGATGGTTTTGAAATGCCAGAACAACTAAAAGAGTTAGGTGCAACTGTATCTTACGAATGGGTAAATGAGGTATGGCAAGGAACTAAGATTGGTGATGAGATATATCTAAAGATGTCTCCTCTAGATAACCAAAGAAACTCTATCAACAATCCATCAGAGTGTAAGTTACCTATTAACGGTAGAACTTACTCTGATATAAACTCAGACAATGTATCTCTAGTAGGATTAGGTGTACCATACCAAATCAACTACAATATTTATAAGTATAGATTAGAGATTGCTATTGCAAAGTCAAAAGATATTATTGCACAGTTTGACATCAATATGATACCAAAGAAGTGGGACATGGATAAGTTCATGTACTATGTTGATGCAACTGGTATTGCATGGGTAGATTATAATAAAGAAGGTATACAGCTTAACCCACAACACCAAGCTGTACTTGATATGTCTATCAAAACTATAAATCAATATATAGCTTTACTAGAATCTATTATGCAGGAGTTTGAAAAACTTCTAGGTGTAAATAGACAAAGACAAGGTAGTGTAGGTAGATATGAAGGTAAAGGAACTAGTCAGCAGGCTATCATACAATCATCACATATTACAGAAGATATATTCCGTAAGTTTGCTGCATTAGAGCAAAGAGATATGCAAGCTCTATTAGACTATTCTAAGGATGCATGGATCAAAGGAAAGAATAGTATGTATTACATGGGTGATGGTACACAAGAGTTTTTAGCAATAGATCCTACAGATTACTCTGAAACTAACTACGGTATCTTTGTAAGTAATGCATCTGCAGATTTAGAGAAGAAATTAAAAGTAGAGCAGTTAGCTCAAGCTATGATACAGAATGGTACGCCAGCATCTATTGTAGCAGAAGCTATAGACTCAGATAGCTTTACAGCAATTAAGAAGAAGATTGAAGAAGCTGAAAAGTCAATGCAAGAATTACAACAGGCTCAGCAAGAAGCACAGCAAGAGATGCAACAAAGACAACTACAGGCACAACAGCAACAAGCTCAAATGCAGCAAGCTAATGATGAGGCAAATAGAAATACTCAGATTGAGGTAGCCTTGATAAATGCTGAAGCTAACAAAGATCTCAAGATGGCAGAGTTACAACTTAAAGCTCAGATAGCAGAAGATCAAGCAGAAGATAATGATAGAAAGCTTGATATAGAAGATAAAAAAGCTGATGCCGCAGTAGCTAAATCAAAACAGAATGCTAACAAATAGTCAGAGACTTAAAATAATTGCTGAAGCTAAGAGGTCTGGTTACAAAGGATCTTACTTAGACTTATTAAAGCAGTATGAGCAGGGTGGTTTTTCAAATGATATAAACAAACCTGCTAAGTCTACCTATGTGGATAAAAGATCTGGCTATGGTTTTCCTACTACTTATAGCCATGGTGGTCCACATATGCCTACTGTAAACATACCTGAGGTAGAAATATCAGCACTTACAGATAAAACTTATGATAAGCTAAGTCAAGCACAGAAAAAGTTATATGATTTATATGAGACTCCACAAGGCACTAAACAGACTATACCTATTGATGTCGGAAGAGATAGGAAAGTTACACAAGATATACATTACCTAGATGCTTTAAATTTAGCTGCTAGAAATCCTACAACTCAAATATACAATACTCCT